TCCCGAACGTAAAATAGAAAATAGAACAAAATTTAACACTTGTGCCGCTTCAACGTTAGGTGGTAAAAAGTGTAATTTTAGAGCATCTTGTGGCAAATACTGCAAAAAGCATTTACCTAAAATTTAAATATATTGTAATAATAAAATGTTAGATCAGGAAACACTCCGACCCGTCATAATAGCCATGGCACTTTATCTTGCACTTTCTCAACTCATACCAGAACTTTTCAAAAAACCAACAAATATTAAAATAATCGACGATATAGTTGCAATGCTTATTGCTCAAAGAGGTTCACTTACATCAGGTACTATTCTCACCGGTATCATTGTTTTCGTTACGAATTACGTTAACGACGAATTCTTGTAAAACGTTTTCTTTACTCGTTAAAAGTCGTGTTTTTGAATGATCCATATACCTTATTTTTTTATTATATGCATCTTCCATGAATTCCATAAGTTGTTCCATATTTGGTTTCCCCCATTGCATACCTGCTTTATAGAGAAAATCATCCCTTGGTAATTTATGAAGTTCACATTTTATAGTATACGGGGTATCTATATACTCTGTAGCCCCTCCATAATCTGTTATAATCACAGGCTTATTTCTTATTGCTGCTTCTACGGCACCCATACCAACTCCCTCTGATGATGAAAAATTAACATAACAATCCGATCTACAGTGTATTTCTTCCATAACTTCATCGGAAACTAAGTCATTTATTATTGTTACATTTGGTATATTGATTTTAAACGGGTATTTACACGTTGCTTTAACAATTAATCGTGCATCGGGTTTATTTAATCTTACAAATGCTTCTAATATCTTATTAAAGTTTTTTCTCGGATCGTATACGTTACCTATATGATAAAACGTATATGGTCTTTTATCGGGTATATGTGCATGTATAACACAAAACTTTGTATTTGGGAACTGTCTTTCGAAAACATTTTTACAGTATTTACTGGGTACCATAATACTGTCAAATAGTTCGAAAAGTTTACCGTAATCTTCATGAACAGTTTCAGTTTCACAGACGGTCATACAAACAACTTTTTTTATTTTACGTTTGATTTCTGGTATTTTATCTAACCAATATTTAACAGGAAGTGCGAATATAAAAGCGCTATCAGATTCAGGTATTTCCTGGTCTATTTCAATATATTTAGTATACCCATCTTCAGGGAAAAGTTCCATATATTTTGTACAGTGTTGACCGATTCCACTCAGGAGAGTTGGTCCAATGAATAACATTTACTATAAAGATTATCTTTCTTTTATATATATTACACAATGGACTCTGTCAGAGAAAAAATAACGATTGAACTCGCTAGATCTAAAATTCGTACCGAAGAGATATACTCTATCATTAAACAAATTGCTGATCACATAGAAGCACCAACACCAGCGAGAGTTGTTAAACCAGCGCTAGTTGTTAAACCAGCACAAACACCAGCGCCAGCGCCAACACCAGCACCAACACCAGCGCCAACACCAGCGCCAACACCAGCTGCAAAGAAAATTGTTTCTCCAACTAAAAAATCACCAGCTAAAAAGACACCAGTTAAAAAAACTGAATAAATTTAAAACCTTTGTTGCATAGATATTGGTATTTGGGTAGGCGCGGGTACACTTTTACGGTTTATCATATAAAACCCACCGCATATTAATAAAATTATTGTCAAAAGATAGTAAAGAGGGTATTTTTTCTTTTTTTCCTTTTCCATTTGTTCGATATCTTTCTTATCTGGAAGTTTTTTAACGTTTACATTAAGATCTTCTATCTTCCCGATAAGTTTGTGCAAAGCCTCTAGAATTTGAACTTCACGGTTTATGGGTTTTTCCTTTACATCAATGGATGTTACTTCTAATGTCATAAACCATTCTGCATCCGATTGTAAATCTGTATATGTATTATCACCTTGTAATTCGTTTATTTTAAAATCGAGTTTTTGTATTGATATAGGATTGAACAGATTTGTTTGTCTATTAAAACTTCTCCAATGTTTATCGTGTTGTTTATAATTATTAGACCCGTCAAAATCTCTTTCCAATGCTATTCTTGCAAAAACCTGTCCTCTACGTTCATCTAACATTTGTGCAACTTTTGGTACATCATCACACAGTATATCTATATACTTGGCACCACTACCTGTACCAGAACCCGTATTACCAATCTGAGTAACATAAAAATCAACCAGTTTTAAACCACACACTTTACTAATATCCGAAACGTGTGTATTCGATGAAATATCAAGATCTATTGTAAATTTGTTATTTGTACCTGTCACAAAATTTGAATCAACAGTTATGTATTGTACCTTTTTTGGCAATTCTTGGAGTGAAACCATCCTGTATTTAGTATATAAAAAAATAAATATAAATAACAGCAATAATGTTTACCTTATATGCTAGTGTATGTCGTTTATTATCACCAAATCCACAAGAATTAAAAAAGTCATATTCGTATACATCTTTTGATTCTAACGTTAATGTAGAAAAAACACCGTATATAAATACACAGTGTAGTAAATATAGTGAAATTGTTTCAATGAACGATGCTGGTGAAGTTATTGTATTAGAATATAACATATACGATAAAACGTTTGTTCAATATATACCTAAGTTTAAAAGATAAGTATAAAAATATATAAAAATGAAATGGACGACTACATTGCCTTACACACGTACGACTATAAACTCTCGTTTTGTCAAGCGACAAACGAACTCCCGGGTGACATGCAAAGACTCATATGGGAAAAACTTAACGCGTACGAATCACGTGATCTCGTGTGTCCAGGAGCCCCAAAAAAACAATTACGAAATACACGATTCTCAAAAGAAAGACTCGAAACGTTGGCCAGAAAATGGAAAGGAAAATGGGGGTAATGAACTTTATCAGCGTATGAAAAAATTGGCATATGAAGAGTTTTGTTACGATGATTTTAAACGTGAAGAGTATGATTCGTATTCATTGGTTTTATATAGAACAATGTTAAATGAATTAGAATACGAAAGGCGTAATTTGAAATACATAAACCTTTTTGGTGAAAAATGGAGAAAAATGCCAAGAAAACAAAATAATTTTACACACGAAGATAGATTAACTGAAATACAAGTTCGTATATACGAATCAGTTAACAGATGCGAGGAATTTCTCGATAAAGAACGTGAATTTAAAAGAAAATATTTTAACGATGAAAATATCAACATTGATATCATAGATACTTAACGAATAAATTGTAATGTATAGTAATTAATGTTAAATATAATAAACCCCGGTACTAAAACACTTAGAATATCCTGCCCAACTAAGAGAAAAGAAGGTATAACCGAATACGAACAGATTAAATCTAAAATAAAAAAAACGACTATAAAATACGGATCTGCAATTTCTACCTATCATTTCATTTTTCATACACCCATAGACGGTGTATCTGCAAGCTTGGGTGCAATAGCTTCATGTATATACATAGATTCACTTTCATCTTATGTAGACAATTTTGAAAAAAAACCCGTATTAAATAAAAGATTATTTGTACCCACATTACTTGCTTTATTAGAATCAACATGGAATTCATCAGATTTACCTTTCGAATTTAATATGGGTGCAACACTTTTTGGGTTTTTAGCATATAAAATGTCTTTTTATCAAATACTTGCTGAAGAATTGTTAATGAACGACGAGAACCTAAGTCGTATTGACGAAATATAAAATATAAAAAATCTAAAACATTAATACAATGTCACTTTTTTACCAGTTATTAAAAGACTCTACAATTATTTCTCATCAAAAAGAATTAGATGCTCTTTTTTCATCTGTTATAAACGGTGGTGAAAATGATATTGAATTATATAAACTTACAGCAATGGAAGGTAAATTTCCCACTAAAATTGCTAAAAATGGGGATTGTATTGCCTATATGGGTTTAAGTAAAATCGACGGACGTGAAGACATTCGATATGTTGAATTTACCCATGAAATTGAAGGGTGTGATGGTATTATTGAACCTTTCATTGAGAGGATTAAAGAATTATTAACTATTAAAAACTTAATCATTATACCTCGTTCTATTAATCATAAAACACGTGATTTATGGACTAAGTATTTAAGTAAATATTTTACCGATGTTAAAGGAGGTGAAAAGTTTATTATTAAACATAAAATACCAAACAAATATTTACACTGGAGTGAACTTACAAAAACTTTACCATGTGACACAGATTTGTTAGATGAGTACACTGATACTGTCATGAACAATTAAAAATTAATCTTACTTAAACATTACGACTTTTAATATTATATATACAAATACAATGCCTTACCTAACACACGAATTATTAAAAAACTGTACCACACTATGGAAACTTGATAACATTAATGATCTGTGCTCTAACCTATGTGGTGTAAAATCCACTGTTTACGGGTTAAAGGCGGATTTCGGATTTCCTAGTCATCTTATTCCTAAAAATACTAATAACTATATCGCATACATCGGTATTCACAAAAAAAAATTAATCACTTCTTATGGACAAGCACATTTTATCACATTTTACCACGAACCTAAAAACCATCAATATCAAAGAGACCTCGGTATATTGGAATACATGTATAACATTTATATGGACCAAATGAGCGAGGAACTCACCGACGATGAAAATTACGATGAAACTGAAAAATTAATAGTGGAAGTTTTTCCTTATAAGATAACATCTAAGAATATTGATTATTGGAAGACTGTAATTCAAGATGATTGGGATATAGTTGACAAAATTGATTTGGACGATTTGATCGATGATTTTGGGATAAGGGAACGTATAGATTGGACAGAACTTTATCTTTCTTTACCCGAAAACATCGACGATGATATAACCGAATTGGACGATTCTGAAGAAGAAATTGAATCTGACATTGAAGAAACTGACAGTGAAATCGAAGAAGGTGAAATTGTGAGCGATAGCGAAACCTAAGTATAAAAATAAAATAAAATAAAATAAAATAAAATGCGACCAAACTGTCCCTACGAGAACTGTTACTGTAGATCTGGTAAGAACGGATTCTGTTTAAAACATAAAGAAATCGGTGAAGCTGTTCAAGCTTTACTCATGTTATCAAAAAATAGTAATAAAAAATAAAACTTTATAATAAGTAATAATGCCTGAAGTTGATAACACACTTCATAAAATAATGTCATTTATAGATGATCACTCGGGTGAAATATCTGAAGGTGATTATTTAGATATGTGTAATAAATTACGCGATGTGTATAGAGTAGAAGATAGACCCCCTGTACGTGTACGAACTTTACCTCGCAGTCTACAAACAAACCCACTTGATTCTATATATGAAAAATGTATGGTATTGGTTAGAAAAAGAAAAGAAATTAAAACAAATATACTAAAACATAAAATAAGACAAAGAATAACTCAACGATTTAAAAAAGAAGCAATCGATGCATTTTGTAACGCCCTAAATTTACCATCATATAACAGTTTAGACGAATTACGGAACGATGGTTACGTAATAGATACTCATTCGTTCTTTATTGATTATAAGAATATAATGAATGATCATATCAGAGGATTACAAACTGGTTATGCCGTTGAACTTGATAATATCGAACTTGAAATGGAGGGAATTTGTCATTTTATAGAAGCAACTGATAGAGTTATTGATTCATTTTATGAAATAGAAGTGACTATCCAAACCTAAGTTATAAAAAATATATAAAAAAAATAAAAAAGAATAGTAAAAATGGACGACCTTGTAAATTTAATGCGTTTAATTGACTTGAATTCCGAGATAATATCTGAAGGACATTATCTTGAAATGTGCAACTCTATTAAAAATGTTCACCAAACCATTTCTCAACACGATTCGAAATACGATTCTGAATCTGAATCCGACGATGATACTCAAAATTTTTATACATTGGAAAGAAGAAATGTTAGTAATACAACACTTGAACCATTTACTCCACCTATACCATTCTTAGCTGAAAGGTCTAGATATTACGAAGATGGTAATAATGAAGATGATACCTTATTTGCGAATCCGGAAGAACGAGAAGAATTGATGAATTATATAAACTCAATAATGCCATATAATTCTTACACAGAAATGACAAACGAATTACGAACTCTCGAGGTGGAGCAAAATGAGTATAATATATCTTATATGAAAAGTTTGGATGAAAAAATAGCGCGAATGCAAAGAACTATTAATAACACTAAAACAAGGCAAAGAATTACAGCAACTGTTCGTAAAGAAGCTATAAAAAGACGT